GGCGCTCGCCAAAGCGAAGGGTAGGCGGACCACCGGCGGGAGCGACGCCCACGGCGCCCGCGACATCGGGCTCGCGTGGACCGAGTTCCCCGAGGGGTTCACGACCGATCGAGGTTTAGTCCGGGCGCTCAAGCGCGGCGGCTACCGGGCGGTCGTCAATGCCAAGCGGGTTGCCCGCAATATCTTGTGGCGGGACTACGCGGTGTTCAACCGCTGGACTTACCCAGCCCTAGACAACACCGAGGTCCTCGGGCAACTTGGGGGACGTGAGAGCGACCCAAGCAGCAAAAAAGCCAATCTCGTTTCTCCCGAAGCTCCGGGCCACGACGACCAAGCGGACGCGGTCTTCCACGGCATTGACTTTGCCACCGGGGCTGATTGGTGGACCACTACCCCGTACAAGAAAACCTGACCTCGACCGGGTCCCCGAGGAGCAACCCCGGGAGGACCGCGACACCCTAGCGTTCTACCGGGAGTCGTGCGCGTTCTTCGCGAGCGACGTACTTTCTGGACCGTCCAACCCCCCGTACAACGGCCACTTCATCGTGGCCGAGCATCATTGGGGCTGGGATGAGTTAGTCCAGAAATTCATGCGCCTGTGTGTGTTGGCGCCCCGCGACCACGGTAAAAGTTATTTCTTCAACTTCGCGTACCCGATCTGGAAGGCGGTCCACACCCCCGGGGGTACAGGCTATATCTTCTCGGCGACTCAGCCGCAGGCCGAGAAGATCCTCGGCGACATCAAGGAAGAGATCGAGTCCAACCCGCGGCTCCAGCACCTCGTCCCCAAGAAGAAGTCCCAGTGGTCGGCGCGCTCGATCCGGCTCAGCAACGGCCACCGCATCTATGCCCGTGGGTTCGGCTCAAAGGTTCGTGGCGCCCACCCCCAGTGGATCGTGGTGGACGACGGGCTCAACGACGAGTCCATGTACTCGGAGACGGTCCGGAAGAAACAGATCGATTATTTCTTCTCGGCGATCACCAACATGCTGGTGCCGGGTGGCCAGCTCATCGTGGTCGGGACCCCGTTCCACGCCGCCGACCTTTACGCTGTCCTGGCCCAGAACTCCCAGTACCACTTTGCGAAGTACCCGGCGGTCGATAAAAAGTCTGGAAAGGCGTTGTGGCCTGACCGGTACAACAAGGAGGCGCTCGACAAGAAGGCCTCGGAGATCGGGTCGATTAGGTTCGCCCGCGAGTTCGGGTGTGATCCTATCAGTGACGCGATGTCGCTGTTCCCGAGCCACTTGTTCGAGGGAGATCCCACCGAGCAGATGATGGTGAAGCTCGGGATGCCGCTACAGTTTTGGCGGCAGCTCGGGGTCCAACCATTCATGGGGGTCGACTTCGCGCTCAGCTCTACGGTGTCGGCCGACTACTTCGTCGCGTGGGTCATGGGGAAGGACCGGTACGGTAACCGGTGGATCATCGACATTGTTCGGAGGAAGGGGCTCCCGTATCACCGGCAGCTCTCCCTCATCAACACGTTGGCTCGACGTTATCGCCCCGCCCTCATATTTCTGGAAGCCAACCAGATGCAGCGGATCTATGGCGACGAGTTGATCCGCAAGACCGATCTTCCGATCCACAAGTTCACGACTACCGCCCAGGAAAAGAATAGTCTGGAAAGGGGTGTCCCGGGGCTCCGCACTCTCTTGGAGAACAATAAGATTCGGGTCCCGAGGGGCGATACCAGATCGGTCGAGGAGACGGATGTCTGGAAGGCCGAGATGCAGGCGTTCACCTGGGTGGACGGCAAGCTCCAGGGGCTAGGCGCCCACGACGATACCGTGATGGCGTTCTGGATCTGCAACCAAGCGATCAACCAGGGGGCCTTCGAGTTCACGTTCGGGGGCGACGAAGACCTAGCCCTCCAGGAAGGTGACGAGGCCGACCTGATCAAAGAACTGACCGGGGTAGACGCCCAGGACCTCGACGGTGGTGTTTCGTTCGACGACAAGGTCGTGGAGGCCCCGCTCACCGCCCTGGAGCCCGACGAGCAGGCCGACATCGACGCCGTCATCGCCAAGATGACGCTCCCGACCCTCACCCCCACGATCCCCGAAGCGATCGCTGGGCTCGCCGGCAACCCCAAGGTCCGGGGGGTCAACCCGGGGAAACGGCGAGCCCCCGTGACCCGCACCCCGGTGACCAGGACCACGCCCGCGGCCTTCCTGCCAGCCTCGCCCCCTACCGCCCAATCCACCATCAACCTGATGGACGAAGATCCTTCCCTGTGGTGAGGGGTTGCGCTACCGTGGGGTCGAGCTGCATGGAAGTCAGCCGTCGGGGGTCGCTCTCCTCCGGCTGGTGTCCGTGCAGCTCGCCATGCTAGGAGCCCGGGGCGATGAGTCGAAAGCTACGGAAAGCCTTTGTGATCCCGCCCGAGCTGTCGAGGATGAGCCATACCGGCCAGGTCCCTACGTCGACCAAGCGGGCCGCCATGCAGGCCGAGCGGGCGTTTGCCAAGCCAAAGGCCCCGACCGACGCGGACCGCGCCCGCGACACGAGCCCCCGGTTGACCACCCGGAGTGTGGTGGACGGCCTGGGGCTGGACCGAGGGCTCGTCGAGAACTACCGTAAATTTCTGGACGAGCAAGTCGGGTCCGCGGCCAACGAAGTCCGGTACCGCCAAGCCATCATCCAGAAAATGCACGACGACAGGCTCGATCCAGACAAGCGCCGGGTCTTGGCCGACCGGGCCCTGAGCTACTACCGGTTCCGCCACGACACCGCCAAGAAGTCGATCTTGACCCTCGATGACCTCCAGAAAGCCGACCCACGGGGCGGCCAATATTACCGGCGGGTCCCCACCGAGAAGGGCAACCGCTACTACTACGACGAAGATCGGTATCATCGGCGTCAAGATGCTCACGTCTCGGGTTCAGATGTGTTACGAAAGCGACAGGAGAAGGCAATGCCCTCAGATAACAAGCCCGGCGAAAGTCTGGACGAAACCCCCACCGCTGAATTGGCCGCGACCCTCGACCAGCTCAAGGCTCGCCACAAGGAATCTCCTGACCCTGGGACCGAGGGGCGCATCAAAGCGATCTCCGCCGAGTTGTCGAAGCGTGGCAAAGGTATGGAGAAGGCCGAGCTGTCGCCCCAGAAAGCTCGCCAGATCCTTCACGACGGCACCGTAGGCGGCAAGCCCATCACCGACCAACAGCGCAAGTATTTCGGCGCGGTCGCGTCGGGCTCGGCTCTGTCCAAGGGCGAAGGCGAGGGCAGTCGCGGCGGCAAGGTCACCGGGCACACCGCGTCAGGCAAGCCGATCTACGCGGCCAGCCACGAGAACTACAGCGCGGTCCGTGAGGCTCATGAGTGGTCGCACGATCAACGAGGCAAGCAACTTCGGTCCGAGTTCAAGAACTATTCGCCACAAGACCACCGCGATGCGGCGGACGCCCACACCAAGGACTACAACGATAAGAAGGGCACGACCGATGCCCAGGTGATGAGCTACCGGATGGCGTCGGCCCATAATCACGCGGCGCGACAAAAAGAACACGGGGTCGAAAGCATCTACGACATCAAGAAGTCCCAGTCGGTGGACCCGATCGAGGAGCTAGGGGAAGTTGGCGACGCCCTGGTGAAGGGCGAGGGAGAAGGCAGCCGCGGTGGTCACGTCGTTGGTCACACTGCTAGTGGCAAACCAATCTATGAGCGGCATGTTCGTAGCATCCAGGGGTTCCACAAGGACATCGAAGACCGCGAGAAGGTCAAGCACGTACTCAATCGGTTCGAGGACGGTGACGGCAGCGAGACAAAGATCGAGGGCTACACGCCTGCGGGGGCGCGCCAGGCCCTTCAGGGGTTAGAGGGCGCGATCGAACAGAAGCGTAAGAACGCCGAGAAGTACCTGGCTTACGCCAAAGAGTATGGAAAGGTCGAGACCAACCCCGAAGAGCAAGCTGAGCACGGAATGAAAAAGTCCCAGTCGGTCACCGAGGTGATCATCGGAGAGTCAATGCGCCAGATGGAAGAGGGGGCGGAGCGCCAGAAGCGGATCGATGAGGCTGCCGAAACAGCGGCAGCGGGGAACGGCGGGTACGAGACCCGCGATACCCCGGAAGACGAAACCGAGGGCCTAACAAAAAGTCTGGACCGATGGTTGTCGAAGGGCGAAGGCGAAGGTAGTCGGGGCGGTAAAGTCATTGGCCACACTGCGTCCGGCAAGCCGGTCTACGGGTCGAACCACGCGGCATATCAGCGGGGTAAAACGCCGGCCTCATCGGGATGGACAAGGGCTGACCACCAAGATGCTGCCGAAATCCACGAGAAGAACTGGCGCCAACAGGGGGGGCCAGGGGCAATGTCTGGGACTCCACGGTACGGAGCTACGAAAGAGCACCGTGACGCGGCCGAGGCGCATGTTCAAGCCGCGGCGGAGGGTAAGGGTGGTTCGTCTGTCCCAGAACAACACGCCGCCAAGATCGCGAGGCAGACCGCCAGGATGCCTTCGGCGATGCGCGGTGTCATGGGCGGGAAGTCGATGTCGAAAAGCATGGAGGACAAGATGGATCTCGATGGTTGGTTGCAAAAGTCTGGAGTGCTGCCCGAAGGTGGCCCTGATGAATCAGGTTACTCGGAGGGCACCGAGGTCTCGCGCCCCGAGGACGGCGGCAAGGTCATGGGGGTGGGCAAGCCCGACGGCAACCCCGAGAACACCGGGAACGGCTCCAAGGCTGATGTAGGGGGCGCCCCTAGCGTCCCGACCGAGAAGTTGTCCGAGGACGACGCCGACGTGGACCAGCAGATGACCGACCACACCAAGCCGCTCGGCAAACTGATGAAAAGTCTGGACCACGCGAACCGCGACGTGATCGCGGACGACCCGGTCGCGGGCCAACGTCGGCAGGCCCGCCAGATGTCGCAGCTCCGCAAGGGCCAGAGCCGGGATGTCTATATCCCGGTCACCAAGCAGACCCCTGCCGAACCCCTGGCCAAGTCCGACGACACCGAGGTGTTCGGGGTGGGGCGTGGCCCAGTCCCCAACGTCCAGGTCAACGATGGACTTGACCGCTACATCGAGGACAACATCCAAGGGCCCAACGCCGACACGTTCTACCCGCACGGTCGCCCGACCATCGGGGCGGTCGGGAACCTCCAGAAGTCTCACGTCTGTGGGGCCTGTGGGCTCACCAAGTCGATGGCGTTGTCGGGGTGCCCGCACTGCGGGACCGGGACGGTCGTGCAGCACGCCGGGGTCATTGGGGGCGGGATCTTGGTCAAGAGCGATCGACCAGGCCCCGGGATCCGAAAGCCGGCGGTGTCGGTCGAGGTCTTGGATGGCGGTATCGTGGTGGTCGACGAGTAGCCCGGGAGCACAATGGGTTGGCGGGAGCAACTAGGGGGTGTGGTCCGCGGTGCCGCTGGGATCGCGGGCCAAGCCTTGATCGACATCGCGGACTCCAGGTTCGCGAAGGCCGATCCACAGCCCCAAGGACCTGACGACCAAGTCTCAACCGAACAGGACGGGTCGGTCGCGGAAGCCGCGGCCGCCGCGGTCCCCACCCAGGAGGCGACTTCGCCCCCGAAGGCGATGTTCTGGGACCCGTTCGCGGTCGTCGAACAGCTTGGCTACAAGGAGCGGCCGTCCAACGTCTCGTACGGGACCCTCCGGGCCATGACGTACCGGATGCCGATCGCCCAGGCCATCATCCAGAACCGCGTCAACCAGGTGGCGGCGTTCTCGACCCCCCAGCACAACCGCCACCAACTCGGGTTCAAGATCGCGATGCGTGATTCTGAAGCGACCCCGATGCCTGCGGATCGCAAATGGATCAAGGAGATGGAGGCCCTGGTGATGCGGACCGGCGTCACCAATGCGCCACGTGAGCGGGGGCCAGCGCCGTTTGAGCAGTTCCTCCGTAAGATCACGTGGGATTCCCTGGTCTACGACCAGCTCGCGGTCGAGATTGTGCCGAACCGCAAGGGTGAGCCCGCCGAGTGGTACGCGGTCGATGCCTCGACTCTGCGGCTTGCCGATACCGCCCGGGCTTACATGAAAGAGCCGCTCCCCAGTGACGTGCGGTACGTCCAGATTTACGACAGCTTGATCGTCAACGAGTACACCGCGGAAGAGTTGTGCTTCGGGATCCGGAACCCCCGGACCGACATCAAGCTCCACGGCTACGGGACTAGCGAACTGGAGATGGGGATCACGGTGATCACCGCGATGCTGTTCGCCTGGCAGTACAACCAGAACTTCTTTACCCAGGGGTCGGCCCAGAAGGGCATCCTCAACTTCAAGGGCACGATCCCGGAGACCCAGATGCGGGCGTTCCGACGACACTGGTACCAGATGCTCTCAGGGGTTGAGAACGCATGGCGCACCCCCATCACCAACGCCGAGGAGTTGCAGTGGGTTTCGATGCAAACCAGCAACCGGGACATGGAGTATTCGGCCTGGTTTGATTTCCAGATAAAAGTTCTGTGTGGTTTGTATTCGATGGACCCGATCGAACTGAACTTCAAGTACGGGAACACCGGGCAGAAGTCCCAGATGAACGAGGGGAACAACAAAGATAAGATCACGGAGTCGAAAGAGCGCGGACTTCGTCCGCTCCTCCGGTTTATCGCGGGCTGCATCAACAGTTACATCGTTTGGCCGATCAACGAGAACTTCGAGTTCCAGTTCGTCGGACTCGACGCTCTGACCAAGCAGGACGTGGCCGAGATCAACCAGAAGCGGGTCAAGACCCACATCACGGTCAACGAGTTGCGCG